CTTCGCGATGCCGCCCGCCGCCACCTGCACGCCCGCCCGGCCCTCAGTGCTGCGAGGGTGAAAGGAGATATAGAACCAAAACGGTTTCACGTCAAGAACCAAATTGGTTTGACGAGTGAAACCGAACTGTGTACAACGAGGGCGCGGGGCTGTGAGCCCGTTCAGTAGAAATCCCCAATCAGGAGTGGGAACGTGCACGTCTCGTCTCGGCCGACCCCGATGCCCTCAAAGTTCAAGGTTCCAGAACGACGGAAGCAGGTGGCCGCTCGGCTGCCTGAGACGCTCGTGAGGAAGCTCGAAGCGGCGGTGCGCATCTGGAAGATTCAGGCGGTCGCCCAGGGGAAGGCCACTGAGGAGGTGGACGACATCACCCAGACTTGGGTGATTGAAGTCCTGCTTGGCCACGCCCTCGACACCGAGCTTTCCCAGTTCGGCGGGCTGCCTCAGGACGAGGACGGCTGGAAGGCCGTCGAGAAGACGATTCGACTCGCCAACAAGCAGTAGGCGCAAGGCACGAGCTCCGCCATGCGCGCGATTTTTCTGGGCTCACGCCCTGATGTCAGCCACCCCTGCTACGACGTGCACTGCGAGTCGACACTCGCCGCCGTTGTGGAGGGGTGGAGCCACGACGAAACGTCACAGGTGTCACGTGGAGAAGGCCGAACTGGAAGCAGTGTTGAAAGAGGTGCGGGAGCTGCTGGCGAAGATGGACGAGAGGCTGCAACCGCAGCCGCTCTGCTTCAGCCTGAAGGACGCGGCACAGCGCTTGGGAGTGGGGCTTACCGTGCTGAAGGAGATGGTGGCGCGTCGAGAGATTCGGACGTCGACCGTTGGTCGGAGGGCGATGATCAGCCTCTCGGAGCTCGAGCGCGTCGCATCGCCCGACGAGGACCGCCCCGCCATCGAGAAGCGCCAGGCGCAGAAGCGCTGGGTGCCCATCGAAAAGAGGCGCTAGGGCACGACGCGCAGCACCTGCTGGGGCATCACCACCGGCGGCCGCTGGGCGTCGACGTAGAAGCGCGCGTTGGTGCCGGGGTTGTGGCCGAGGTACTTGCCGCGCTCTTCGACGCTGACGCCCGCGTCGGCCAGCCAGTTCGTCAGGGAGTGCCGCATCGAGCCCAGCTGGAAGCGCTCGGCGGGCTTCGCGTCGGCGTCGGCCTGCTTTCGCGCCGCGTCGACGGCGGCGAAGCCGCGCAGCATCTGCTTGCGCAGGGCGCCGTTGTCGATGACGTGCCCGCGCTCCCTCACTCGGCGGGCCACCTGCGCGTGTCTCTCGTGCACGAGGGCAGTGAAGTGGGGCTTGCCCGACTTGTGGCGCACGCCGATGACGGCGACGACGTGTGGCGGGTCGGAGGCCTCGCGCTCGCGCAGGGTGCCGCCGGCGGCGAAGCGGCGGGCTTCGGAGATGTGCCACCCGGTGGCCGCCAGCAGCTCGAGCACGTCGCGCACGTCGGCCCGGAGGTGGGGGAGCAGTTCGAGCACGCGCTCCCAGGCCACGGCCTTCGAGCGGCTCCACTGCGCCGGCTTGGCGGGGGGGACGGCCAGGTCGAGCGTCACGTCCTGCGCCCTGTCGATGACGCCGAGCTCAGTGCGCAGCCACTTGAAGAGCAGCCGGATGGCCTTCACGCGGTGGGGGTTCTGTGTGGCGCCGGCGAGGTGGGGCTTCAGGTCGGCCACCAGCGACAGCTTGCGCAGGTCGGAGCCGCGCAGGTGGTTGGCCCAGTCGACCAGCAGGGACCGCACGTTCAGGGCCCACGGTCTCGAGGTGTGAGCGGAGTGCCAAGCGAAGAAGCGGTCGATCATCGCCTCGTCGAGAGCGAGCGCGGGGCCGTCGCCGCCGTCGGGCCGGTACGTCGAGGGGCTCTCCTCGAAGCGCTCGAGCTGGCGCATGGCCGCGCGCAGCGTCGTGCACCTGGTGGAGACGTGCCACTTCTTCCCGTGGATGCGCTTCTCGATGACGAAGACGCCGCCGCGCACGTAGCCAGGCCAGCCCTTCACCTTCACGCGGTCGCTCTCTTTTTTTGCCGTCACTGTCCCCACGCCGTCCCCGCTGTGCACGTTGTCAGTTTCTTTCGGAGCAATCATGATACCTTCCATGTCTGACAAGCGGCCTTCTAAGCCGAGGGTCGTGGGTTCGAGTCCCGCCGGGCGCGCTCGCTTCCCTCTGAAGCAGGGAAGGGCGAAGAGTCGGAATCGGTCGGGTTCAGTCGCATCGAGTCCCGACAGAGTCCCCGCCGCCGCGGAATCCCGCAAGACGAACGCCCGTGCAGCGCTGAACGTGCGTCTCTCCCGCGAGGTGTCGCTGTGAGGACGTCCATCACGTTCGGCGGCGTCACCCTCACGCGTACGCGCGCGGGCACCATTCACCTCACCACGTCGTCGGGGACCGAAGCTTGGCTGTCTCCGCGCGAAGCGGTGGACCTCTTGGGCGCCCTCAACGCTCTCCCCGACGTCGCGCACGCGTGGCTGCACGGAGGTGGGCGGTGAGCGCCAACACCCGACGCATTCGCCTCTACCGCGCTGCACTGAAGGCCGCCCAGACGCTGGCGCGCAGCTGCACCGGCCTCGTCTCGATGCCCGTCAGCACCGAGAACGACATGCGCCTCGACAGCATCGCGCTGCAGGACTTCATCGACCGCGCTCACCGGTACGAGCGCGAGGCGAACGAGCACCTCGAGCGCAAGGTGGCCAGCCGCCGCCGGAGGGCCGCATGAGCGCGCTTCCATGCAACTGGTCCGTGATGCTGGCGTGCTCGAGGTCGGCGGCGCGGCGAGCGACGAAGGGCCGGGCGGAGATCTGGGCGGAAGACGTTGCTCAGGACGTGCTCGTTCAGGCATGGCTGGCGCACGAGAAGGGGTTCGGCGTCGGGCCTGAGCAGTACCGCTACCACGCGAGCAATGCGGTGAGGCGGTACGTGGGCGACGACCGGTGGAACGGGAGGGCTGCTGAGCACGTCGACCTGCGCTCGTTGGAGCGCCACCAGGCGAATGCTCGACACGAGCTCGGCCCCATCGCGCTGCACCGGCTTCAGGCGCTCTGGCCGACCCTGACGCCGTCGCAGCAGGCGGCCGTGTTCGCGCTCTGCACCGGCGGGAAGGGGTCAGGAGTCGAGGCGGCCGAAGAGTTCGGCGTCACGCGGCACGCCGTCGTGAAGGCGCAGGCCACGGCGCTGGAGCTGCTGAACATGCCGACTGCCGAGGCTGTTGCCGGCGGCGCGCTTCGGCAGCGGATCGCGAGCACGAAGGCGCAACGGAGGGCGGCATGAGAACGCCCGTTTCTGAACGCTCGGGCATGTCCGCTCTGACGCTGAGCAAGCTGCGCAGGCGGTCGATCGTGCGCCACCTCTTCGAGGAGGAAATCAGCGTCGACGCCTTCGCCGGTGGCGGCGGCGCGTCGCTCGGTAGCCTGAAGGCCACGGGGCGGCCGGTGGACATCGCCATCAACCACGACCCCATCGCCATCGCCGTCTTCCAGGACAACAACCCCGCGACGGAGTGCTACCGAGCCGACGTCTTCAGCGTCGACCCGGTGCGCGCGTGCCGAGGACGGCGCGTGCGTCACCTGCACGCCTCGCCCGACTGCCGTCACCACTCCCGGGCGAAGGGCGGCGCCCCGGTGAGCGCCAGCGTTCGCGCGCTCGCCGACGTCGTCGTGGACTGGGCGCGCGCGGTGAGGCCGTCGCTCATCACGCTGGAGAACGTGCCCGAGTTCGTCGAGTGGGGCCCGCTCAACGCGAAGGGCAAGCCGGTGAAGGAGCGCCGAGGCGAGTCCTTCGTCGAGTGGCGCGAGAAGCTTGAGGCGCTCGGCTACGTCGTCGAGTGGCGCATCCTGCACGCCCACCACTTCGGCGCCCCGACGTCGAGGAGGCGGCTCTTTCTCGTCGCGCGGTGCGACGGCGAGCCGATTCGGTGGCCGGAGCCGACGCACGGCCCGGGGAAGAAGCCCTACCGCACGGCGGCGAGCTGCATCGACTGGAGCATTTCAGCGCCGAGCATCTTCGAGCGGAAGAAGCCGCTCGCCGAGGCGACGCTGCGCCGCATCGCTGCCGGCGTCGTGCGCTTCGTGCTCGCCAACCCCCGCCCCTTCATCGTTGGGTGTGGCGGGCGAGCTGGGCAGTCCCCAGCGCGAGGGGTCGATCAGCCCGTCGGCACCATCACCACGAAGAACGACCGCTGCGTCGTCGCACCCTCCCTCGTGCAGGTCAGCTACGGCGAGCGGAAGGGCCAGAAGCCCAGGGTGCTCGACCTCCACAAGCCGCTCGGCACCGTCGTGGCTGGCGGGCAAAAGCACGGGCTCGTCAACGCGTTGCTGGCCCCGTTCATCTCGCAGTTCTACGGGGGCCAGGTGGGGCACGAGCTGAAGAAGCCGCTGCCCACCATCACGGCCGTCGACCACCACGCCCTCGGCGCCGTTGTCCTCGCGCCCGAGCAGTTCGCGGAGCAGTTTCCCAACGCGACGAAGGTGCTGCCATTCCTCACCACGTACTACGGCAGCGAGGCCGACATCGGACAGGCCATCAACGCCCCGCTCCGCACCATCACCACGCGGGACAGGTTCGCGCTTGTGACTGTCGTCGTCGACGGCGTCACCTACGCCATCGTCGACATCGGGCTTCGCATGCTCGAGCCCCACGAGCTGCTGAAGGCGCAGTTCGGCCCCTACGCCAAGGGCTACCGGCTCGACAAGGCGCTCACAAAGAAGGACCAAGTCCGACTCATCGGCAACAGCGTCGTGCCCCTCATGCAGGAGGCGGTCGTGCGCGCCAACCTTGGGAGGGCGGCATGACGGCCTACCGCCAGTCCGACAGCGACCCGTTGCCCTACGTGCAGGTCGACCGCGCGGCGAAGCCGAAGGCAGCGCTGCTGGCCGGGAAGATGGGCGTCAGCAACCAGCACGCGCTGGGCAGCCTCGTCGAGTGGTGGGACCTCTGCGGGGACCCACGCGACCTCGAGCGGGTGGTGGAGTCGACGCCCGAAGGCCAAGAGCCCGAGCGGCTCCTCACCAGGGCCGAGGTAGAGCTCCGCTTCGAGCTGGCCTCAGGCCACACCGTGACGGCCGAAACCTTGGCCGCTGTGGGCCTTCTGGAGCCGCGTGGGGAGGCTTTCCGCGTCCGAGGCATGTCCCGCTACTTCGCGCCCGTGCAGGCCCGCGTGAGGGCCCGCAAGCAGGCCTCGGCCGGGGGCAAGGCGCGCGCCCAGAAGGCCCAGCGGGACGCCGAAGGGCGCCTTTTGGGCGCTGGCGCTCTGGCTGGGTCGACGGCTGGAGAGTCGGCTGGCTCAGCCCAGCCGGAACCCAGCCGACAGCCAGCCGACAGCCAGCCGACAGCCAGCCCTAGCGGTCAGCGGTCAGCGGTCAGCGGTCATCTTCTAGAAGAAGAAGCACCGCCGCCGACGGTTGAGCGCGCGCCGGTCGAGTTCATCGCGCCCACCAAGCCGCCGGGCGAGTGGCTCGCTGAGGACTTCTTCGCGTGGGCGCAGTCGCTTCGCCAGAAGGCCGGGCTCGTCGGAGAGCGCCGACGGCCGCCGAACCTGGGCACGTGGTGGTCGACGTGCCTCATGACGCCGGGGGTGTCCGTCGAGCGCATGCAGGAGGCCTTCCTGGCCTTCGGCGACTCGCCGCACTGGCAGCAGGCAACCCCTCCCCTGCCGTTCCGGGCCTTCGTCTCGCAGTGGGACCAATTCCTGCCGAGGGAGGTGCGCCGTGCTTCGTGAGGTGATTCCGCAGGCACCCGCGGTGCCGTGCGCGAGGTGTCGCGCGCCGGCCGTCGAGGGGTGGGTCGTCTGGGGGCACCTCGTGTGCGCCGGGTGCGCGTCGGACTGGCAGCGCCGGGAGGAGTTCACCAGCGGCGCCGTGGACGCCGCGGCTGGCGTCGCGTGCAGCGCGCTGGGGTGGACCGTCCGAGGGCAGCTCGTCGACGGGGACGCCGCGCACCGGGCCACGTGCGCCGAGGCGCAGCGCCGCACCGACGCGTGGGTTCGGAAGGGGGCCGCATGACGCAGCGACGAGGGCCCGAAGGCTGGTTCGACCTGGTCGAATTCCTCCAGGTGCGCAGCAAGGGCGCGCTGTCGCAGCAGGACGCGGCGCAGCTGCTCGAGAAGCTGGGCGAGCGCGTGGCGTCGATGGTGCTGCTGAAGGGCGGGCGCGTCGTGTGGCGCGGGCTGGGCGTCTTTTACGCGAAGAAGCAGGCGGCGAAGTGGGTGCGGCCGGGCCCGCCTGGCTCCGACCCAGACGCGGCGTACCTCGTGCCCGAGCGCCTGCTGGTGCGCTTCCGCCCGGGCCGTCACGCGCGGCGCCCGCTGGGAGGTGCCCGGTGACGGTGACTCTCCGAGAGCAGCACGAGGCGATGGGCCTGTGCCTCACGAAGCGCCCGGTGCGCTCCACCAACGTGGCGGCCTTCGTCGAGTCCCGCGCGAACAGCCGAGGACACACGCGCTTCGGCGGGAAGAAGAACCGACAGCAGGTCGAGGTGGGCGTCTTTCTGGCGAACGTGCTGAAGCTGGCGGACCTCGCGTCGATGCACCCATTCGTCGTGGTGCGCCTCACCAGGTGCGCGAAGTCGCCGCTCGACGACGACAACGCCGTCACCGCGATGAAGTCGTTCCGCGATGGCATCGCGAAGGCCATCGGCATCAACGACCGGAGCAGCCGCGTCCGGTACGTCGTCGACCAGCAGGCCGCTGACACGACCTCCATCGAGGTGCGCGTCTACGTGCCCGACGTCGACGACTCAGCCCTCAACGCAGCACCAACCCGCAGCAAGGAGCAACGACACCATGGGGAACAAGTCGAAGTGCAACGGAAAGAAGTCGCAGCAGCGGTGGACGAAGGGCGTCGGCCGAGGAAACAGCCGCGGGCAGATGACGCCGCGCTTCGGCGGGCTGAGGGCGCCGAAGGTGACGCTCCACGCGATTCAGCGCGTGTGGGCGTCGAGCGAGCTCGGAACGTTCCGCCGCCGGCAGCCCGCCATCAAGAAGAACGCCGACGGCTCAGTCACCATCAGCTGAAGCAGCTCGCCACCCCCAACTACCGGAGAAACACACCGTGATTCCTCGCGACGTCAACGCCACCCTGCGCAGGCTCGGCAGCGGCCATCCCGTCACCCTCGCCCGCCTGGCCCAGGCCGACCGCGGCGCCCTCGTTGGCCTCTTGCGTGGCCTCACCGGCGAGACGGCGCCGTGGTGGTGCCCTCGCCTGCTGCTGGCGGTGGTTGTCTTCGACCACCTGCTCGAGATTTCCTTCAAGCCTTACCCCGAAGAGGCCTACGACGAGACGCTGCGCAAGCTGCACGCGGAGCTGGAGCAGACGCGCGCCGAGCTCGACGTGGTGAAGGGGCAGGCGGCCGAACTCGAATACGCCGCGAACCAGCCGACCGGGAGCGGCACGTGAGCCTGCTCGTCGACCAGCCGGCGCCGGTGAACGAGACCGAGGACAACCCGGCCGTGTGGGCGAGCGTGCTGGCCCACGCCATCGGGCCTTCAACCGGCTCGCTCGTGCCCGACATGCTCTCGCGGCACGAGCTCGGGGTGCAGCGGTACGGCGTGCCTCTGCGCGTCTGGAACGGGCGTGACGCCCTCGCCGACGCGTACCAGGAGGCACTCGACCTCGTGGTGTACCTCGAGCAGTGCCGCCTGCGCGTGCCTCCATCGGCCAATCCGTGGAACCCCTGCAACGCGCACGACAGGCTTCTGTCGCTGCGGAACGAGGTAGTGGGCCTCCTGCGCGAGCTGAAGAAGCTCGATGGGTTTGTGCCCTTGGAGCGCCCACGATGAACCTCGGGCTCTTCGGCGACCGAACGCGCTTCAACACCGTGCTGGCTGACCCGCCGTGGCTCGAGCGCGGCGGTGGGCAGGTGAAGCGCGGGGCCGACAGGCACTACCCGCTGATGGCCACGAAGGACATCGCGGCGCTGCCCGTCGTCGACGTCGTGAACGACGACGCCCACCTGTACCTGTGGGTGACGAACAACTTCCTCCCAGACGGCCTCGAGGTGATGCGCGCCTGGGGCTTCCGGTACGTGACGAACCTCGCATGGGGGAAGGTGCGCGAGGGCGTCGTGCAGCAGGGGCTCGGGCAGTACTTCCGCGGGGCCCACGAGCTGCTGCTCTTCGGCGTGCGGGGCCACGTGCCGTACCGCACCACGGCCGAGGGGAAGCGCGCGCAGCACCAGTCGCTGGTGCTCGAGCCCCGCGGTGAGCACTCGCGGAAGCCCGACGTGTTCCACCGCATCATCGAAAAGGTCAGCCCGGGGCCGTACGTCGAGCTCTTCGCGCGGCGCCCCGTACCGGGCTGGGAGATCTGGGGCAACGCCATCACCGAAGAAGTGCAGAACAACGCAGTGCAACCCTGAGAGGCATCACATGGCAAGGAAGACGCCGAACCTGGAGCAGCACGAAGTCATCACCGTGAAGACGGAGGTGCGGGAGCTTCCCGTGCCCCTCACCCCTGACGAGCTGGCCGAGCGGGCGCAGTGGCTCGCCGACTGCCACACGCAGCTGGCCGAGCACGAGGAGCACGCGAAGGCGCTGAAGCAGGAGCTGACGAAGGCGAAGCAGGCCATCGTCACCCGGCGTGCCGTGCTGTCGGGCGTGGTGAAGCGCCGCGAGGAGGTGCGCGAGGTGCGCGTCGCCCTCCAGACGGACATGACGGACAGGAAGTACCTCGAGGTGCGGGAGGACACGGGGGAGGTCATCTCTGAGCGTCCGCTGCGCCCCGAGGAGATGCAGCGCAAGCTGGGCCTCGTGCTGCCCATCGCAGGCGAGAAGAGCGAGGGCTGAGGTGGCGACGAAGCGGAGGGCGAAGGGAAAGGCGTCGAAGGGCTCCCCTCGCCCTCCGGGACGCCCCACGAAGCTGACGGCCGAGCTGCAGGAGGCCATCTGCGAGGCGGTGCGCGGCGGCAACTACATCGAGACGGCCGCGGCGATGTGCGGCGTGTCGAAGCAGGTGCTGTACACGTGGATGAAGGCGGGGGCCCGGGACGAGGACGCGGCGCACGTCGCGTTTCTGGACGCCGTGCGAAAAGCCCAGGCCGACGCCGAGGGGCAGAACGTCGCCCTCATCGCGAAGGCGGGGCAGACGCAGTGGCAGGCCTCGGCGTGGTTCCTTGAGAGGAGCCAGCCGAAGAAGTGGGGCCTCCGCGTGCGCGTGCACGTGGTGGAGGAGTTGTCGGGGTTCCTCGAGGAGCTGTCGCGTGTCCTCCCAGAAGAGTGGTTCGAGAAGGTCCTCGAAGTCGCTGCTGCCCGAGTTGGCGGCGAAGCTGCTGGCGCAGAGGCGAGCGACGAAGGTGCAGGTGCAGCGCCAGCCGATGACGCTGGCCGAGTGGGTGACGCGCATCCCCGTGCTGTCGGCGAAGGGGTACGTGAGGCCGCTGCACCTGGCTCCGCTGCTGGGTGAGCTCGAGCGCATTCAGCGCGGAGAGCAGGTGCGCATCGTCTGCCACACGCCACCTCGCGGCGGGAAGACAGAGACGCTGCTGTCGGCCGTCTCGTGGTGGCTCGACAGGCACCCCGACTGGGAAATCGCCTACTGCAGCTACAACGCGACGCAGGCGCGCTCGAAGGCGGTGAAGGCGCGCGACTGGGCGAAAGCGATGGGCGTGCCCGTCGTGCGAGACACCGTCGTCGAGTGGCGCACCCCGCAGGGCGGCGGGTGCATCGCCCGCGGCGTGGGCGAGGGCATCACCGGCCAGGGTGTCGACGTGGCCATCGTCGACGACCCGGTGAAGGACAGGCAGGAGGCCGAGAGCGCGCTGAAGCGCCAGCGCTGCCTCGACTGGTTCAACGAGGCCCTCTTCACGCGCGGCAACCCTAGTAGCGCCGCGAAGCCGAAGCCGCGAAGCATCATCGTCAACATGGCCCGGTGGCACCCGGACGACTTGGCCGGCACGCTGGTGAAGCAGGGGTGGAGGTACATCAAGCTGCCGGCGCTCGACGAGGGACGCAGCTTCTGGCCGGAGATGTGGACGCCCCCGCAACTCGAGGAGATTCGCGCGCAGCTCGGGCCCTACTCGTTCGAGGCGCTCTACCAGGGCAGCCCGAGGCCTCGAGGCGGGGCCGTGTTCGGCGACCCGTGGGTCTTCACCGAGGCGCCCGTCAACTACCGCGCGGCCATCGGGCTGGACTTGGCCTACTCGGAGTCGACGGCGAGTGACTGGAGCGTCGCCGTCGTGATGGCGCGGCTCAACGGGTACTTCTACGTCCTCGACGTCGTGCGCTCCCAGCAGCGTGCGCCCGAGTTCGTCTCGACGGTGCGCCAGCTGGGCCAGCGGTACCCCACCGCGCGCATGCGCTGGTACGGCTCGGCCATCGAGACGAAGGGCTTGGGCCCCTTCATCAGACCGTCGCTGCCGAAGCTCGAGGCGCTCACCACCACCAGCGACAAGTTCATTCGGGCGCAGCCCTACGCGGCCGCGTGGAACGCGGGGAAGGTGCTGCTCCCCGACGGTGGCGCTCCGTGGCTGAACCAGTTCGTCGACGAGCACGTGAACTTCACCGGCGTCGCCGACCTGCACGACGACGTGGTGGACGCCGCGGCCGCCGCCTACGACGCCCTAGCCGTCACCCCCGACAGCGGCCTCACCGTGCGCACAGGCGTGTCCCGGCGCCTCTGACACGCGTCGGTGAGATTCTTACGGAAAGAGCTTGACGCCGGTGAGTTAGTGCCGTATAAATCACCCACGACGGCGGCACGGAGCCGCGTCGAGGCCCGGGAGGGCCGAGGAGACACGACAATGAACTCGATTGACCTCGTTTCGTTTGGCGGCGGTTCGGTGACGGTGCAGGTGCTCAACTCGGCGCTTCGCGTGACGGTGGCGCTCTCGGCGCTCGAAGGCGCGCTCGCGCGGGAGTTGGCCGCGTGCTTGGAGGACGCCGAGGCGCCGCAGGCCGATTGGGCCTGCATGGACCTGACGGGGCTCGGAACGCTGACGCTTGGCCAGGTGTCGTGGCTGCGCTCGCTTGCCCTGCTGCCCGAGTCTCGCGCGCTGCCAGCGCCGTCAGCAGTGGCGCAGCTCGTGTCGCTGTCGCAGCCTCTGGCCAACCTGCCGCCCGAGGTTCGGTGACCCACCGCCCGACCCCTCACCGGGTCGGGCCCGTCGCAGGGCGACTGCTCGCCCGCCCTGCGTAGGACTCCACTGGCGAGCTGCGGCGGGAGCCGCGAGGACGCGACCATGACGACCACGACCATCAACGACCTGTTCACCCGCTACGCCGACGGCTGCGGCTCGGAGGGCCCGGCGCTCGACCGCGTCGCCCTCCAGGACGACTTCCGTGACTGGTGCCGGGCGCGCGGGGTGGAGGCACGGTACGAGGTGCAGGGCGAGGCGTACCTCGTGGCCGACGACGGCCCCTACAGCGACACGGCCACCTCGGACGATGCGCGGTCGGCGCTGGACCGTCACGACGCGGAACTGCTGGCGGGGACGGTGGCGGTGAGCGTCACCGGCGTGACGGCTGAGGAGTCGGACGACGTCGACGCGGCGTACTGGGTGGAGGCCGACGTCTCGGGCCTCGGTCACGAGGTGAGAGGCGTGCGCCTCTACGCAGCGCCCACGCAGCCGACTGGCCGGCTGGCCCCCTGTGGCGACTCGCTCGACTGCTGGATGGACCCGGAGCTGTCGCGGATCTACGGCGAGTCCCTCGCGCGGGTCATCGGGCAGGAAGCCATCGCCCGGGCGCGCGTCTGACGGAATCCCCGCGCGCATCCTCAGCGCGGTGACGGCTGGCCCGGCCATCCACAGGGCAGCGACGGCGAGGCAACTCGCCCGTCGTCTCGAGCCCCCGAGTCACCTCGGGGCCTGGGGACGATGCCGCGACGGAGAAGGTCAGTGTGGGACGATGTCGAGTCTGCAATCGAGGAGCGACAGACAATGCTCCGAGAGAGCAGGCGTAGGCGAACTGCTGAGGCGAGGCGGAAGGCGCTCGCCAAGAAGCAGCGCAAGGTAAAGGCGCGCAAGGAGGAGGCGCTGTGACGCGTCGGCGGAAGTCGAACAACCCTGCAGGCCGCCCCTCGAAGGGCCTCACCGAAGTGCGGCTCGAGCTGCGCATGCCGGAGGAGCTGCGCGCGTCGGCTGCGTCGATGGCGCTCGCCGACGGCGTGTCGGTCAACGAGTGGTGGCGGCGAGCCGGGCGCGCTGCCATCGACGCGGCGATCGCCGGGCCGGTGGACACGCGCATTCCCGCCGAGGAGTGGGGATGAAGGCGCTGGCGCTGGCGCGCGTCTCGACGCACGAGGCGCACGCTGAGGCGTCCGCGCGGTACGAGCTGCGCGACCCGCTCAACGGGCGCGACCTTTCCGTGTCGCGCGGCGCACGCAACGCCCGACGCGGGCGAGAGCGGAAACTCGGCCGATTGCTGGCGCGAGACCTCGCCTGTGCGTGGCCTGGCGGAGTGTGTGCCGTTGTGCTGACGCGCGTGTCACCGCGTCCGTTCGACGCCCACAAACTCAAGGCCATCTTTGAGGCGGTGCGCGACGGCATGGCTCAGCAATGGGGTGTCGACGACGGCGACGACGCCGTGGTGTGGCTGTACGACGGGCGCAAGGGTCCTGACGCACGAGTCGAGGCGCGGCTGTGGTGGCTGTCAGAGCTGACCTGAGCTGCGCCGTTGCCGAGGTGAGGCCGAAACCACGCGGCGCCTGACGGCCCGCATCGTGCGGCCGGGCCCGCTGTGACACCGTGGGCGCATGGCTGAGCGCCCGACGTTTCGCGAATACCGAGAGCTGCCCACGTGGACGTGGAGCGACTGGGAGAAGGTGGAGTTGGTGCGCCGGGCGGTGCGCGAGCTCGAGCTGGGGCAGCTGTCGTCGGCGGCGCAGGTGGTGGACGCGATGGGCCAGGACGACCGGCTCCGCGGGTGTCTCCTGCAGCGCACCGAGGCGTTGCCGTCCCTGCCCTTCAACATGAAGGAGGCGCCGACGGGCGGGCGCGCGGCCGAGGCGGCCGAGTTGGCCCAGCAGCGCTTCGAGGCGATGTGCAGCGACGAGGCCCTCACCGAGTTGGGGAAGTGGGCCGTCATGCTGGGCATCGCGGTGGGCCAGCTGACGTGGACGGTGGGCGACGACGGGCTGTGGTGGCCCTCGCTTCAGGTGTGGCACCCGAAGCACCTGCACTGGCAGTGGGACACGAGGGCGTGGCACCTCAACACCGAGCAAGGCGTCATCCGCCTCACGCCTGGTGATGGGCAGTGGGTGGTGTTCGCTCCCTACGGACTCATGCGCGCGTGGATGGCGGGCGCGGTGCGGGCGCTGTACGTGCCTTGGCTGCTGCGTCGGTGGGGGCAACGAGACTGGGCGCGCTACTCGGAGGTGTACGGCGGGCCCATTCGCGCGGTGAAGACGCCAGCGGCGGCCGAGGAGGCCGACAAGCAGCGCTTTGTCGAGGAGGTGGCGGGCATCGGCAACGAGGCCGTGTTGCGTTTGCCGACGTCGCCCGACGCAACGCAGTCCTACGACATGCAACTCATCGAGGCGAAGTCGACAGGGTGGGAGTCCTTCGACCGACTCATCAAGCAGGCCGAGTCGTCGATGGCCATCGCACTGCTGGGGCAGAACCTCTCCACCGAGGTGAAGGGCGGCTCTCTCGCGGCGGCGCGGGTGCATGCCGGCATTCGCAACGACGTACTGGAGGGCGACGCGCAGCGCCTCGCGAAGTGCCTTCATGAGCAGGTGATGAGGCCCTGGGCGCGCTTCAACTTCGGGGACGAGCGCGCAGCGCCCATGCCTAACTGGGTGACGGCGCCGCCCGAGGAGAAGAAGGAAGAGGGCGACTCGCTGAAGTCGCTCGGCGACGGCATCAGCAGCCTGCAGAAGACTGGCGCGCAGCTGGACGTGGACGCCGTCCTCGAGAAGCACGGCGTGCCGGTGACGGGCCCGGCCGAGGAGCCGCCGGCGTCGGAGCCACCGCCAGGTGCAGGGCTGTCTGCGGCCGAGGCGCTGCGTGCCGCGAAGGCCACGGGGGCGCTGCGGGGCCAGCTGTACGTCGACAGGGTGGCCGCTGCGGCCCAGGAGGCCGGCAACAGGGCGCTGCGCCCCGACGTGCAGAAGGTGCTGCTGGCGGTGGCCAACAGCAACGACTTCGACGAGCTGAAGGGCCGCCTCGTCGAGGCCTTCGGCGCGATGGAGCCCGACGCCTTCGCCGACGTGCTGGCCAAGGCGATGACGCTGGCCGAGCTGGCCGGCCGGCTGTCGGTGCTCGAGGACTTGCCCGCGAAGCCGTGAAGCCCGTCTCTGCCGACGTCGTGGTGAAGGCCCAGCGCGGGGACAAGCGCGCGCTCGAGCTGGTGCTGGCCTCCGTCGAGGGCCTGGTGGCGCGCGGGGCCAAGCGCATTCGTCGCGCCGGCCTCGACGTCGACGACATGTTGCAGGAGGGGCGCATGGGCGCGCTGCGCGCGGTGGAGACATTCAAACCCGGCAAGGGCGCCAACTTCGCGACGTGGGCAGCCTATTGGGTGAGCGCGTTCCAGCGGCGCGCGTTGAAGCGGGCCGAGCGCCTCGAGGCGGACTCGTTGGATGAGCCGATCGGAGACGACGAAACGACGCTGCGCATCGACACGGTGCCGGCTGCTGGACTGTCCCCCGAGGAGAGGGTGGCTGACGTCGAGCTGCACGAGGCTGTGGCGCGCGTGGTGACGGCGACAGGCCCCAAGCCCTTCCGCGAGGTCATGCGCGGCCAGCTGCGCGGGGAGATGCTGCACGAGACGGGCAGCCGCCTGGGCCTCACGCGCGAGGCCGTTCGACTGCGCCGCCTGCGCGCCCTCGAGTTCGCCCGCCCTGCCTTGGAGAAGCTCGTCTCATGAATGCGCCGGCTGAGGTTGCACGCTTCGAGGAGGCGCTGGCGTACTTCCGGCAGCGCATGCCCGACTTGGTGGCGGACGACGTCGAGGCGCTGCTGGTGCAGATGCGCATGCGTGCGCGCATGTGGAGCGCGAAGGCGCAACTCGACCTGGCCACCACCGTCTGGGAGGGCATCGAGGCAGCGGTGGCCGACGGCGAGACGTTCGCAGACTTCAAGGCGCGCATCTCCGACGTGGTGACGCGCGGCTTCGGCGGCGCGGCACAGCCCGAGGCGTGGTGGCTCGAGCGCATCTTCCGCACCAACGTGCAGCGGGCCTACGGGGGCGGGCGCGTGCGGCAGCTCTCGGAGCCCGACGTCCTGGCGGCGCGGCCCTTCTGGCGCTTCTCGGCCGTCTTCGACTCGCGCACCTCGGAGACATGCAAGGCGTGCCGCGGCACCGTGCTGCCTGCGAATCACCCATGGTGGCGCACGCACCAGCCGCCGCTCCACCACTCGTGTCGAAGCACCATCATTCCGATGACGGCGCGCGCTGGTGAGGCTGCGCTGACGAAGCAACCGCCCCAGGGCGAGCCTGAAGAGGGCTTCGGCAACGTGGAAGTCGAGCCGATTCCACGCGTGGAACTGCGGAAGTACCCGCCGGAGCTTGTCGAGAAGTGGAAGGGGCCGACACAGTAGGCGCGTGAAGCGAGCGGCCCTCAGCATCGACTTGTCGGCTCTCCTGAGTGCCGAGCTGGCGGCCGGCAAAGCCCTGCCGACTGAGTTCCGCATGTTCGGCCCCGGGCTGAACAAGACGATGAAGGGCGAGTTCGCCTACTCCGAGCGCAGCATGCGCGAGTGCGCGATGTTCCAGGCTGCCCGGGACATCCCGATGCTCGTCATCGACTACGAGCACGCCTCGCTGGGTGCGAAGTGGGCGAACAGCCCGCGCGAGGCCGGCAAGGCTGCTGGCTGGTTCCGTGTCGAGTGCCGCCCCGATGGGCTCTTCGCGACCGACGTGGAGTGGACGGACGAGGGAGCCGAGGACCTGCGTGGCAAGCGCTTCCGGTACTTCAGCCCCGTCATCGATTTCGACGAGGAGACGCGGGAGATCACCGCCGTCATCAACTGCGCGCTGACGAACAACCCGGCCACCTTCGGCCTGAAGCCGCTCGCCGCCAGCCTGGCGGTCGACGACGAAACCACCCCCACGGAGACACCGCCCATGAAGACGCTGCTCGCCTCGCTGTCCCTCGCTGCCCAGGCCACCGAGGCCGAGGCCCTCTCGGCGCTCGAGACGCTGAAGCGCGACCGTGAAGTGCTGCTGACGGCCACCGGCAAGGCGTCGGTGTCGGAGGCGCTCGGCGTGGTGGCGGCCTGGAAGCAGGGAAGCGAGCAGGCGTCCGTCCTCGGCGCGAAGCTGGCCGAGATCGAGGCGAAGGCGAAGGCGGCCGAGCTGACGGCCCTCATCGACGGCGCCGTGAAGGACGGCAAGGTGGCGCCGGCGCAGAAGGCCTGGCTCTCCGCCATGGGCGAGAAGGACATCGAGACGCTGCGCGGCTTCCTGTCGGCGGCGCCGAAGATTCTGCCCACGGCGGCCGCGGAGCCCTCGACGGGCACCAGCACCGTCGTCCTCACCGACGCGGACAAGCAGGTCGCGGCCCTCTTCGGCGTGAAGCCGGAGGACGTCGCGAAGGCCAAGGCCACCGTGGCCAAGGCGAGCTGAAGCACCCTCACCCTCTTCATTCTGACGGAGACACACCATGCCCTTGGCCGCCCCCCGCAACCTTCCCCGCCTCGGTGAGACGAATCAGCTGGACGTCTTCCGCGCGCCCATCGCCGCCAACGTGCGCATCTTCGCGGGCGCGGCCGTCGTGCTGGACAACACCGGCGCGGCTCGTCCGGCGCGCGTCGCCACCACCGATCGCAGCTTCGGCGTGGCCGAGCGCGAGTACAACAACTTGGCCGGCGCGGCTGGTGCGCTGATCGTCGAGGGGCGCGCGGGCGTCTTCGGCTTCCGCAACTCGACGGCAGGCGACGCCATCGCGCAGGCCAACGTCGGCGCCACGGTTTTCTGGTCCGACGACGACCAGGTGGCCCTCACCAACGGCGGTTCGACGCGCAGCGCGGCCGGCGTCGTCGTGGCGGTCAACGAGGGCGGTGACGGCCTCGTCTACGTCCGCGTGTCGCTCACCTGAGTCAACCAACAACCCTTCACGACTGACCGGAGACGACTGTGCAGATCACTCCCGCCGCCCTCGACGCCATCTTCTACACCATCAACACCCTCTTTCAGGGGGCGTACAGCACCACGCCGAACTTCTGGAATCGCGTGGCGATGCTCGCGCCGTCCGCCGGCCGCGAAAACCGGTACGGCTGGCTGCGTTCCCTTCCTGCGATGCGCGAGTGGATCGGCGAGCGCGTCTACCGGAACCTCGAGGCCTCCAGCTACACGCTGGTGAACCGCGACTTCGAGCTCACCCTCGCGCTGAAGCGGAACGAGATCGAGGACGACCTCATCGGCATGTACAACTCGTACATCCAGATGATGGGCGCCCAGGCGGCGAAGTGGCCTGACGACCTCGTGCGCACCGTGATGCAGGAGGGCAACACCCGCCTCTGCTTCGACGGCCAGCCGTTCTTCTCGGCGTCGCACCCGACGTTCGCGCCAGCGGGCGGCACGTACCAGAACTGGTGGGCGTCGGGCCTGGCGCTCAACTCGGCCAACTACCAGACGGTGCGCCAGACGATGATGTCCTACGTCGACGAGGCGGGGCGGCCGATGGGCATCATCCCCAACCTGCTGGTGGTGCCGCCGCAGCTCGAGGCGACGGGCCGGCAGATCCTCAACGCGGACTTCACGGCGCCCGCGGCGGCCCTGGGCCAAAACGCGGCGTCCATTCAGCAGACGAACGTCCTCAAGGGCTCGGCCGAGCTCCTCGTGCTGCCCGAGCTGACGAACCAGGCGACGCGGTGGTACCTGCTGGACAACACGAAGCCGGTGAAGCCCTTCGTCTTCCAGCAGCGGAAGGCGCCGACGTCGGTGGCCCTCACCGACCCGCAGTCGGAGAACCTCTTCCGCCGCAAGGAGTACGTCTACGGCGTCGATTCGCGCGGCGAGTCCGGCTACTCGCTGCCCTTCCTCTGCGCCGCTGCACAGGCCTGATTCCACCCGCCACGAGGGGCCTGGAGGGGGCTCCTCGTGGTGTTTCTGGGCAGGGCCCGGCACCTTCCCCCAAGGCGTCGTTGCTCCCGCCGGTCACCCTGCCCGCCATTCGAGGAACGCCATGTCCGAAGAGAAGAAGGTTCGAGTCATCATCACCGTTCCGCCGCGTCCCGAGTTCGGGAACGCGTACTACTCGCTGCAGCGGCGGTTCGAGTCGGGGGCGCACGTCCTCGACGTCACCGAGGCGCAGCTCGCCGAGCTCAAGCTCGAGCCCGTCATCAACGTGGTGACGCAGGCCGAGCTGGACGCCCAGGCCGCTGCGATGGAGCCCGTGAAGCCGCCCGAGAAGCAGCCCGAGAAGCAGCCCGAGCCCGAGAAGCCCGAGGGCCCCGGCAAGCCGATGAAGCGCTGAGGTGAACGATGGCCGCTTACGCCACGCAGGCAGACTTGGTTGCGCTGGGCCTTCCTCAGAAGGCGCTGGCCACCATCGGTCTGCCTGCCGTGGACGCGGCCCTCGAGTCGGCTTCACGCATCATCGACAGCTACATCGGCAGTCGGTACGACCTGCCGCTGAAGACGTGGGACGCGTCGGTGGTGCAGGCCACGGTGAAGGTGGCGGCGCTGACGCTGATGCAGGGGCGCGGCTTCGCGCCCGGTGTGGTGGACGCGGACAACCTCCAGCGCGGGTACGACCAAGCCATCGCCTGGTGCCGTGACGTCGCCCGAGGCCTCGCGACGCCGTCCGTCGTCGACACCACCGACCAGACGAAGCCGCCCGTCGACCCACAGAACGCGCCCTTCGTGCGGCAGGCGCCTCAGGGCAGCGCCACCGCGCCCACCTCGAGCAGTCGGCGGGGGTGGTGAGATGGCGCTCTTCTCCGGGGACACGAAGCGGCTCCGCGAGCTGACGGCGGGCGTCGGTCGCCTCAAGCGCGGCTGGCAGCCCCGGCTGATGCGCGTGCTGGCCGTCGATGCGCTGGCCCTCACGCAGGAGTGCTTCGAGTCCTCAAGCGACCCCTACGGGCGCCCCTGGGAGAAGCTCAAGGCCCGCACCGGGCAACCGCTCCTGGACACGGGGCGACTGCGCAACAGTCTTCGGGCGCTGGGAGTGCAGAGCAAGGGCTTCCGCGTGGTGACGCGCGTGAAGTACGCGGCGCTGCACAACTACGGCGGCACCGTCACCGCGAAGAAGGCGCCCTACCTGCGCTTCAAGGTGGCGGGCCGGTGGGTGTCGAAGAAGAGCGTCACCATTCCGCGCCGGCAGTTCATCCCTGACACGGGGAAGACGCCGCAGGCGTGGGCCGAGCAATTCGAGGAGACGGCACGGGCCTTCATTGCGCGGGAGGCCGCCCATGTTGGCTGACGTCTACCTCGCGGTGAAGGCGCACGCCCTGATGGCAGGCCTCGACACGGAGATCGGCGCCGAGTACCTCGACGCGAACGCGGCGCCGCCGCGTGTGGTGTGGGTGCCGACGGCAGACTCCATCATCGCGGGCCAGGGACGGCGCAACACGACAGCGAAGGAGCCAAAGGCCGTGCTGACTCGGCGGGCGGGTGTGCGCATCCGCTGTTGGGGCAAGGCTGAGGCCTCGGACGATGCCGTCGACGACATTCGGGCGGTGGAGGAGCTCGTCCGGCGCGTGCTGGTGGCCATCCACGAGACGTGCTTCGGCGCCTACGAGGCGACGGCCATCGAATGGGTGGGTGGCGACGGGCAGGAGGTGGCGCAGTACGGCCGCGCTGCCGACGTCGTGGTGGCCTTCGAGGTGCCCGTGACGAAGGACGCCAGCCCGCTGGCCACGCTGGCCGTCATCACCACGGCCGAGATGACGGGCGAGGTGCAGTTCCCCAACAGCGTCGTGAGTGCGACGCCGTCACCCTGAGAGACGCCATGGACGAGCTCAAGTCGATCGAGAAGTGGGCCGAGGAGAAGAAGACGCCGGCCTGGCTGTTCGCCGCCGCGAAGGCCATCACGCCCACCTGGGGCGAAGGCCGCGAGGTGTCGGAGGCGGACTTCGACGCCGTCATCGACAGGGCCGGCAAGCTCGAGATGCGCCCCGCCTGACACCAACCACCTGACGGAGACACACCGTGCCCATTCCCGCAGCGACTCTCAGCATCAAGGACGGCGCCCTCGGCATCGTTCCGCCCAACGTCAACGGCATCGTGGCCCTCGTCGGCACGTCGTCGCTGGGCACCAACAACCTCTTCTACAGCTTCAGCGACGTGCAGACGCTGCGCGAGACGCTGGGCACCGGCCCGCTGGTGGAGGCCGCGGCGCACATCCTCACCATCTCCGGCGGGCCCGTGTACTGCGTGAAGGCCAACAGCTCGACGGCCGGCACCTTCGGCACCGTCACGCGGACGGGCACCGGCGTCTCGGTGCTGACGCTGACTGGCTCCGTGCCCGTCGACACCTACGACGTGCGCGTGCGCATCGTGACGGGTGGCGTGAACCCGGCCGCCGGCACCACGACGTTCCAGGTGTCGCTCGACGCGGGCCGCACCTTCGGGCCCCTCACGGCGCTGCCGGCCTCGGGCATCTTCGCGGTGCCCAACACCGGCATCACCCTCAACTTCTCGGCGGCCACCCTCGTGGCCCTCGACGTCTACTCGTTCACCACCACGGGGCCGTCGTACAACACGACCGACCTCAACACCGCGGTGGACGTGCTGCTGGCGGACCCGCGCGAGTGGTTCCTCCTGTACGCGGTGGGTGTGCCTGCCGACGCGGCGGCCACCCAGGGCGTCTTCGCGGCCCTCGACTCGAAGCTGGCGGCGGCGGCCAACGCGTACCGCTACGCGCGCGGCCTCATGCAGTGCTTCACGGGCACCGACTCGGCCATCATCGCCGCGGTGGCGTCGCTCTCGAGCACGCGCGTCATGCTGGCGGCCGGGCTGGCGCAGCTGCTCTCCGTCGTCAACGGGGCGCTCAACGACAGGCCCGCGGCAACGCCCATCGCAGCGCGCGCCGCCCGCGTCGAGCCGTCGGAGGACTTGGGCCGCGTGGCCTCGGGCAGCCTCCCCGGCATCACCTCGCTGCTGCGAGACGAGTTCCGCACGCCGGGCCTCGACGACGCGGGGCTCGCCACCCTCACCTCCATCGTCGGGCTGTCGGGCTTCTTCGTCGGCAACGGCCGCATCAAGGCGGCGCCCACCAGCGACTTCCAACTGCTGCAGTTCGGCCGCGTCATGGACATCGCGAGCCGTACCGTGCGCCAGGGCATGCTGCGCTTCCTCAACGACTCGGTGCGGGTGTCGGCGACGACAGGCCGCATTCGCGAGGAGGACGCGAAGGCCATCGAGGCGTACATCGAGGGCCAACTGCGGGCCACCACCACCACGCCAGGCTACGCCTCGGACGTGTCCGTCGTCGTCGATCGCACCGTCAACATCCTCTCCACCCAGCGGCTCCCCGTCCGGTTCCGCATCGTGCCCCTCGGGTACGTCAAGTTCATCGACGGGGAGATCGGCTTCTCCAACCCGGCGCTCACGCCTGTCTGAGGACCTGACCCATGCCCCTCGCCTACCCCCTCATCAACGGCAACCGCTACGACTTCAGCAGCGTCGAGCTCAACATCGCGGGCGCGCTCTTCAACGGCGTCAAGGAAGTCACGTACAGCCAGACGCTCGAGCCAGGCATCGTGCGGGGCAACCGGGCCCAGGTCATCGGCCGCACGCGCGGGCCGCTCGACTCGGAGGGGAACCTCACCCTCTACAAGCTGGAGTTCCAGTCGCTCATCGCGGCGCTCCAGGCGCTCGGTGCCCCGACCGGCGCAGGCTTCATGGAGGTGCCCTTCGACATCGTCGTCAACTACGCCGAGGTGGGGCAGCCCGTCATCACGGACACCCTCCGCGGGTGCCGCATCAAGAAGTACGAGGACACCGGCGCTGAGGGCGGCGAGGCCATCGCCACCAGTGTCGATCTCCACATCATGCTCATCCTCAGCGGCGGCCTGCCGCCCATCGCGGGCAAGCAGCTCCTCCGCTGAGCCAACACGCAGGACCCGGGGAAGGTGACACGTGAAGCCGAGCGAAGAGCAGGTGTCGGAGCTGAAGACGAAGCACGGTGGCGGGCTGCACCTCATCGAGCACGAGGAGCACGCCGTCGTCGTGAAGATGCCGTCGGTGGGCGAGGCCAAGCGGTTCCGCGCAGCCACCGCAGACGATGCGAAGAAGCCAGCGGCGCTCGAGGTGCTCCTCCGTGCGTGCGTGGTGTGGCCGGACACGTCGGGCCTCGACGCCATGATGGCCGAGAAGCCCTTCCTGGTGGAGACGTTCGGGGGCGGGCTGCTGGAGCTCGCCGGGGCGGCGAAGAGTCCCTCAAAAAAAGCCCTCTGACGGCGGCGCTTGAGCGCGCGCATCGGTCGCCGTCAGTCGCTGCTGAGTACCTGCTGGCCTTCGCGCGGGGCCACGACGAGGAGGACGAGGAAGCGCCCTACGTGGGCGCGCTGCTGGTGGCCGAGTTCCTCCACCTGGTGAGGACGGCCCTGACGAAGAGGTGATGCGTGGCGACGGAAACGCTCGAGTGGGTCTACAGCCTCTACGACAAGGTGTCGGGGCCTGCCGGGCGCATTCAGAAGTCGCTGCAGGGCATCGGCTCCACGCTGGGCGGGCTGCCGGCCAACATCGCCCTCGTTCAACAGGGCCTCGACATGCTGCTGAGCGGCGCTGCGCAGCTCGGCCGCGCCATCGTCGACGCCAGCCAGTTCGCGGTGAACGCGCTCGCCTTCAAGGAGTCCACCCTCGCGTCCTTTGAGCTGATGTTGGGCACGAAGAAGGCCGCGCAAGACTTCTTCGACCAGGCGAAGGGCTTCGGGAAGCTCACCCCGTTCGAGACGGAGGACGTCGTCAAGTCGTTTCAGAACCTCCTGCAGGCGGGCTTCACCCAACAGGAGGTGCCCATCGTCTTCCAGGCGCTCGGTGACGTGGCGGCCGGGAAGGGCTTCGACAAGCAGGTCATCGACCGTCTCACCCTCGCGTTCGGGCAGATCCGCAGCAAGGGGAAGCTGATGGGGGACGACCTCCGCCAGGTGGTGGAGGCTGGAGTCGGCCGCGGCGTCATCTTCGAGAACATCGCGAAGCAGCTCGGCATCGACCCAAAGTCGGTCGACGCCGTCATGTCGAAGGGCCAGGTGTCGGCGGACGTGGCCATCACCGCGATGCTCGACTCCATCAGGGAGAAGTTCTCCGGCGGGAAGGAGCTCGGCGCCGGAATGCTGGCCCAGGCCACCACCATCCGGGGGCTCTTCAGCACGCTGGCCTCGGCGCCGATGGACATGTTCCTCGACATCGACCTCGAGAACAGCCCGGGCTTCAAGGGCCTGAAGTCCTTCCTGCAGAACCTCGTCGAGGCGCTCAACCCAGACGGTGCCGCCGGGAGCCGGTTGAAGGGCCTCATCGAAGCGGTGGTGAACGACGTCGGCGGCATGCTGGGCCGCATCGACATGAACGCCCTCATCGCGGGCTTCGACACCTTCGTCAGCATCGCCCAGACGGCCATCGAGGGCGCGAAGGTGTTCGGCGCCTCGGTGATGGACGTCATCGGCCCGACGCTGGAGCTGTTCGGCACCTACGAGGGCGGCCGGGACGCGTCGAACGGCTTCGTGGAGTCGATGCGGCTCCTCGGGCACCTGCTGGGCGGCGTCCTCAACGTGATGCTGCTGGTGGGCGGTGCGGCGACGTGGGCCATGGAGGGCTTCTCGGCCCTCTCGAAGGTGGACTTCGGTTACCTGGGCGACCAACTGAAGGAGTTGGGCCTCGACATCGTGCAGGGCTTCGTGGACGGGCTGAAGGCCGCGACGGGGCTCATCACCAACCCGGTGGGGACGCTCGCCACCCTCGTCACCGACACGATGAAGGGGGCGCTGGGCATCCAGTCGCCTTCGCGCGTCTTCATGGAGCTGGGCGCGCAGACGGCCGAGGGCTACCGCCTGGGCCTCTCGGGCGAAGGCGCCGCGGTGGACTCTGCGGTGCAGGCGATGGCCGACGCCACGCCGTCGGGCGGTGGGCGCGGGCCCGTGTCGGTGGCCCTCACCATCAACGTCGATGGCGCAGGGAAGAACGCGGAGGAAGTGGCTCGGCACCTGGCTGACATGCTGCCGTCGGAGCTCGCGGCGCTGTTCGAGTCGATGGCCATCGAAGGGGGCACGGCGTGAGCGCTGCCTTCGAGGACATCACCACGGCGCGCAACGAGGGCGGCGGACGCCCTCCTCGAGCACCGGCGGGGCGCGCGCCATTCTGGGGTGACTCGCCCGAGTCCTGGGACACCGTCACGCTGGCGTCGACGGATCTCCCCGGTGTCTGCAGCGTCTCGGGGCGCGTCGCCAGACGTGTCGACAGGAAGACGAGCTCGGGCCGTCACGCCACCACGGTGACGTACCTGGGCGACGAGCCAGCAGAGTTCACCATCACCGTGAAGTTGTGGACGGAAGAGCACCTCCTTCGCTTCGAGGCGCTGCTGGATGCGCTGTCGCAGCTCGGCCCCGTCGTCGACTCGAAGGACTGGGGGAAGTTCCCCAGGCGGCCCGTCGACGTGCGCCACCCGGCGCTGGACCTGCTCAAGATTCGGGCGTGCCACGTCGTCGAGGCCGGCATGCTGCAGCCCGCGTCGGAGTCCGGCGTCTTCGAGGCCAGCTTCAAGTGCGTCGAGTACGTCGGCGACGCGCAGAAGAAGACGGGCGTCACCACCCCAAAGGGCGCCGACTCCAGCATCCTCAGTCGCGGGCCAGGCGCCATCGGACGCCGACTCGTCAAGCCCTCCACCACCAACGGGAGGCCGTGATGGCCTTGGCCACCCTCAGCGGGCAGCCCGTGGTGGCGTGCAGGGTGTCCTTCCCGCGCGTGGGCGCGTGGGCGGCCGACGTCATCACCGACTCGGCGGTGCCTCTGGCTGGGCGCGTGACGCTGCAGCTCGACGGCGCCACGCTGCAGGGCTTCGTGCGCCGTGGCGGCGTGAAGGACGACGCGGGCGCCTACCGCCTCGTGGGCGGTGCCGGCGGGCTGTCGAAGTTGGCGCGGGCCCAGGCGTTCAACAACGTGCAGGCCCGGCTGGTGGCCACCACGGTGCTGGCCGACGCAGGCGAGGCCCTCTCGCCCCTCTCCGATGCGGGCTTGCTGTCGCGCTTCTTCGCCTCGTGGGTGACGCTGCAACTCCCAGCAGGCAGCGCGCTGTCGACGCTGGCGGTGGCGCTCGATGCTGTGTGGCGCGTGCTGCCCGACGGCACGGTGTGGCTGGGCACCGAGACGTGGCCGACGTCGCCCGTTCCGGCGTCGGTGGCCATCTCGAGTGACGTGCGGCTGGGCACCGTCGAGCTCGCCACCGACGGCGCCCTCGTGCTTCCAGGTACCGTCTTTGACGGCGAGCGCATCGAGTACGCCGAGTACCGTCTCACCGGGCAGGGCTTCTCGGGGAAGGCGTGGGTGTCTGAATGAGGCCCGCGGCCCTCGACAGGGTGAAGACATACCTGGCGCGCATCGTCGACGACGTCATGCGGCGCGTGGACTGGTACGCGTGGTACCCGGCGCGCGTGCTGGGGCAGTCGGAGGACGGCACCCTCGAGCTGAGGCCCGACAACCCGCGCGTACCTGGCCTCTCGAAGGTGCCGCTGCGGCTCGGCGTGCCCGGCGTGCGCGTCAATGTGCTGCCTGGAGCGCGCGTGCTGGTGGGCTTCGAGGGGGGCGACCCTTCCCGGCCAGTGGCCTCGCTGTGGGAGCGGCAGTCGTGCGTGGAGATTGCGCTCGACCCCTCCAGCGCGCTGCTGCTCGGCGACGGCGCGACGCAGGACGCGGTGCATGGCACCTACTTCGTGTCGCAGCTTCAGACGCTGTTGACGGCGCTGCAGACGCTGCAGGTGGCCGTCGGCGTCTTCGCCACCGCAGCGGGTGGCGCTCTGCCTCCGCTCGTCGCGCCCGCCGCCACGCTCAACACGGCCATCGGCACGTTCTCCGCAGCCCTGACTGCCTTCAACACCGCCGGGAGCGCACCTCCTGGCTACCTGTCCACCCTCGTCAAGGTGAAGTGATGCCCGCTCCCTCTCTCGTAGACCCATGGTTCACCCGGGGCGAAGTCGCCTTCCCGGCGACGACCGACCTGCTCGCCACCCAGCGCTCCTTTCTGTGGTGCTGGAAAGCCGCGCTGATGGACCAGCTCACCGGCGGCAGCACAAGCGGCATTCGCAACCCGGCGAGCATCTGGACGTGCCAAGGCTCGAGCAATGCGGTTTCCGCTGGGCTCGACGCCGTGGACAGGTTGGGCGCGACCTTCACGGCCGGCAACATCGTGCGCGCGCCAACCGGAACCGCGCACTCGTGGATTGTCCTCGCCAACACCGCGCTCGGGGCGTGGCTGTGCCTCGACTTCAGCGGTCCCACCGACGGCGTGGCCGCAGTCTCCTACGCGCGCAACGCTTTCACCGGTGGGAGCACGACGACCAAGCCGACCTCGACAAGCGAGGTGTCGATCGGCGCCGCATCGGTGGGAGTGGCGTTCACCATGCTGGGCGTCGAGTCGACCTTCGGCGTCACGTACAGGTTCGGGTTCTCGACGAATCAGGGCGGAGAATTCCACGTCGTGTGCAACCGCGTCGGAACCGGGATCTTCAACGGCTATCTGAATCTCCTGCGGCTGCGCGATCAGTCGCCCGGAGACACGTGGCCCCTGTACGGCACAACGCATTTCGCCTCCTCTGGGCGCGGCGCTGGTTCCATGGGATCGATGATCTCCACCTCGGCCGGAGGGCTCCGCACGCCGAACGGCGCAGCGCGAGCCGCGAACGGAGGTCTCAATCAGTGGTTCTTCGGAGGGACCGGGCTGGACGGCGCGACGATCGACAACTTGCTCAATGAGTGGGACGCCTACCCACTCCTCGTCCGCACGCAGGACGCAGGGCAGACCGCGTACCGTGGCAGGCTTCAGGACTGGTACGCCATCGGAACGCCGAACGTCGGGGGCGGGTGGCCTGCGCTGGCTGGGCAGCAGATGATGGTCGTCAACAACGCCCTCATTCCCTTCGGCGTCAACGTCGCGCTGTGAGGCCCCGCCGATGACCGTCTCCCTCACGTTCAACGCGCCGACTGTTCCCGACCAGGCCGAGGCGACGTTCGGGCGGCTGCGCATTCCGGTGAACGCGGTGCTGCTGGGGACAACGCAGTTCCAGACGGTGCCCCCGCCGCCCGTTCCAGCGCCCGCAGTGTCTTCAGTGCAGTTCCAGTCGACGCTCGGCACCTCGTCAATCGACTACGGGAGCGACGTGCTGACGTTCCCCGGCGTCGACCCCAACCTCACGCTGTCGAAGGGCGGCCGCGTGCTGGCCGAGGCCCTGGCGCGGCGGCTCTCCACGCCTCGAGGCAGCCTGCCGTTCCACGAGGACTACGGACTCGACCTGCGCAGCTTCCTCAACGAGGCGGTGACGTCGGACTCGCTGTACCGGCTGAAGTCGGCCGTGGAGCGGGAGTGCGAGGCGGACGAGCGCGTGGAATCGGCCTCGGTGTCCCTCGACTACAACGCCCAGACGCGGCGGCTCCGTGTACGAATTGAGGCGACGACGGCGCAGGGGCCGTTCCGTCTCACGCTCTCCGTCTCGCAGGTGACGGTGGAGCTCCTCACGGAGGCCTGATGCCGCAGACGCTCGACGCCCTCCTGAAGGCCCCGACGAAGGAAGCCCTGCGCGAGCTGCTCCTTCGCGAGCTCCAGGGCATCGGCTTCACGCGGCAGTCGGGCTTTTCGCCTGGCGTCGTGTCGCTGACGGGCCAGCCGAACAACGCCTACCAGGTGCGGGTCGCCATCATCGCGGGCGGCAACCTCGGCGTGGCCACCTTCCAGTGGTCGACCGACGGCGGCGCGACGTACAGCCCGACGCTCCCAGTGCCGCTGGCGGGGACGTTCCCGATTCCAGGCACAGCCCTCGTCATCACCTTCGCCGAGGGCCCGGCGGGCGCGGGCGAGTCCTTCCTCGCGGGCGACGTCTTCGCCGTCGACACGCGCGTGCCGGTGCTGCAGGCGACGGCGTGGCAGACGGGCAGCGTCCCCCTCAGCCTCGTCGAGAACGACGCGGCGGTGCTTGAGGACTTGTACGCGCTGGCGCGCGTGCTGGCGGCCGGCGGCTTCCTCGATAGCGCCGTGGGCCCGTGGCTCGACCTGCTGGCCTTCAACGTCTACGCGCTGACGCGCTTCCCGGGCGTCACCACCGTCGGCACGGTGCGCCTCACCGACGCAGTGGGCAGCGGGCCCTTCACGGTGTCTGACGGGCAGGTGACGGTGCAGGCCGCGTCGGGCCAGCGCTTCACGTCGGTGGGCAGCTTCACGCTGCCTCAGAGCGGCGTCGTCGACGTGACGGTGCGCGCGGAGGAGCCGGGCGCCTCGTACAACGTGGGCAACAACACCATCACCGCGCTGGTGACGGCGCTCCCCGGTGTCCTGGTGTCAAACCCTCCGCTGCTGTCGGGCACGTGGGTGACGACGCAGGGCGCTGACGAGGAGTCGGACGAGTTGCTCCGTCTCCGGTGCCGCAACCGTTGGCCTGCCCTGGGCACGGGCAGCCCCGCCGCCGCGTACGACTTGTGGGCGAAGACGGCGGACTCGAGCATCACCCGCACGCGCGTTCGGCCCTCACCCACCGTCGAGGGCCAGGTGGAGGTGTACCTCGCCGGTGCGTCTGGCCCTGCTGGCCCGGGCGCCGTGGCCAGCGCAGACGCGTACATTCAGCCCCGCGTGCCTCTCACCGTGACGGCGCTGGTGCAGGCTGCGGTGGGCGTCTCCGTGCCCGTCACCGCCACGCTGAACGTCTTCAGCGGCTTCCAGACGCAGGCCCTCATCGACGCCACCGCAGCGGCGCAGGCCTACTTCCGCAGCGTCGACATCGGCGGCACGGTGTACCTCACCGCCATCATCGAGGCCCTCATGGGCCCCGCGGGCGTCCGCAACGTCACGGTGTCCGCGCCAGGCGCCGACGTTCCGCTGACGCCGACGCAAGTGGCCGTCCCCACCCTCACCCTCTCCGTCGTCGTCGTCTGAGGAAGCCATGCCCGGCCTGACGCCCAGCTCGCCGCCCAACGCCAGCGCCACGGTGCGCGGCCTCGTCTCGACGCTGGCGCAGACGTTCGCCGGCGTGAAGACGTTCCTCGCCCGCGCGGTGTTCCAGCTCGGAATCACCAGCGGTGCCGCGCGGCTCGACCTCCGTTCCGACCTCGGCGCGGGCGCGGCCGACGTGTGCAGCGTCGTTGGGTCGACGCAACCTGACGGGTCGGTCAATGCGGCGACGCGGCTCTTCTCAGTGCGAACGGGGCTCGGCGAGACCGAGGTCGAGAAGGTCTGGTTTGACAAGCAGGGCGATTTTCGGGCCGCTTCGTCTTCGCTGGGAAGGATTCGGGGCGCATCGGCCTCTCTTGGGTTTGTGGCCGTCGATGACTCGCTGGGCGCTCAGATGCAGTTCAACGCCCTGCGTTGGGTTGTTGACTCAGCCAATGCCACGCTGACCGACACAGCTGTTGTTGGGAACATCATTCGATTTGGAAGCAACGGGGCGATGTCGCAACGCGGCACCGACTCCAGCGGCACGCCCGGCGCCGCCACCATCGACCGCCCCACGGGCATCAGCGCCATCGCCTCCGGTGCCACCAGCGTCACCATCACCAACAGCCTCGTGGCGGCCAACAGCCGCGTGCTGGTGACGTGGCACGCCGACCACGGCGCGGCGCGCTGGTGGGTGACGCGCGCGGCCGGGAGCTTCACCGTCACGCTGTCGGCCGCCGCCACCGCGAACGCGGCTTTCTCTTGGGAAGTCTCCAGTCTCCTCTGAGGTCACGCATGGGCATCGGACGCGCACAAGCACGGGCACTCATCGACGCGGTGCGCACGGGCACGCCCAACCGGCGGCGGCTGCGCGAGGAACTCGGCGACGCCATCGACGTGCTGCAGGACCTCACCGCGAAGTTGGACGCACAGCGCGCGACCGCCGAGCGCGACTTCGCCGCCGACCGGCCCGGGCAGTTCTCCACGTTCCTCGACGCACAGCCGATCCCCGACGTCGACCAGGCGCCCTGACGCATGGCTGACGCGCGCTCCACCCAGTCGATTCTTGACGCCGCAGGCGCTCCGGTGACAGCCGCGCCCACGGTGGTGCACGTCGACAGGGCGGGCGGTGCGCGCACGGCCCCCACCACGACTCACCTGGGGGGCGGGAAACACGGCTTCTCGGTGTCCGACGCCGACGAGGCCCTCGGCACCATCGTGCTGCTCGACTTCGGCACCGGCGCGGAGCCGCGCTACCAAGTGTTCGCCCGCCACCTCGCCGACGGCAGCAACCAGTTCTTCGCGTGGGTGCTGACGGACGAGGCGGGCGCGCTGTGGACGGCGCCGACGCCCGACCCGACGGTGGGCCTGTACGACGACCCGACGGGCGCGCCCCGCACGCCACCGGCGCCCGTGCCTGCCGTGGGGCGGCACCTCTGGAGCCTCACGCCGTCGTCGGCCGACCGCGCTGTTGGCGTAGAGCTCCGCGTCGACTCGCCCACAGGAGCTCTCCCGCCATTCCTCGATGGGTCGACGGTGCCCGTCGTCTCGTCGACGCCCCCGCCGGCGCCAGCACCCAGCAACCCACCTCCGGTGCCGTCGGAGGGCACCGTCGTCACCGCGCCCATTCGGTGGCAGGACTACCAGGCCGAGCTGGCCCCGCCGTGGCTGCGCCAGGGCGCTGGCGAGGCGTGGCTGCGCGGGGTGGGCGACGCGAAGGACGGGCTCGAGCTGCGGCTCCGAGAATCGGTGAAGGCGCGCTTCCCGGCCGAGGCGCCCCTCGACGCCCTCACGCGCATCGGCGGCGACAGGGGCGGGCTCGAGCGCGGCGTCACCGAGACGGAAGCCGCGTGGCGTGCGCGCCTGCGCGGTGCGTGGGACGTGTGGCCCTGGGCGGGGACGCCGACGGGCGTGCTTCGGGCCTTGGCCTTCGCCGGGTACACGTCGGTGGTTCTCGTCACGGGCACGGGACGAGCGCACACCCTCGACATCAGCGGCAACGTGGTGACGACCCTGGCGGGCGACGTGATGCCCTCAGGCTTCTGGAACGGCTTCCGCGTCCTCTTCGTGTCGCCCCTGCCGCCCTCGTGGGTGCCGACGCCGCCGAGCAACGGCAGCGACGAGGTGAACACCCTTCGCCGCTTGGTGAAGCAGTGGAAGCCCGGCCACGCCATCTTCGAGGACATGGTGGTGGTGCAGGGCAACGTCTGGGGCTTTCCCGCCACGCAGACGTGGGGCCAACCGGGCCTGACGTGGGGCGGCGGCACCACCATCTGGACTCCCGATTAAGGAAGGAAGGCCACCATGCCCATCGTCTACAACGGCAGCAGTGCCGGCATCACTGCCAACCAACCCGTCAGCGTCACCAACCCCGTCGATGGGGACGCGCTGACCGCGGCGTCGAACAACACCGCGGCGCAGACGCTGGCCAACTTCCTGCAGTTTCTTCAGGAGAGGGCGCTCCTCACCAACTTCAACAACGCGGCGACCGTCGTCAACGCGATGGGGGGGCGCTTCACGGGCAACGGGACGGGTGCCGGCGTCATGGGCACCGGCGGCGCGACCAACGGCGTGGGCGGAGACTTCTACGGGAGCGGCAGCGGCACCGCGCACGGCGTCCGAGGCACTGGCAGCGGGACGGGCGCCGGTGTCTTCGGCACGGCAGCGGGCGGCGGTGGCACTGCTGGCGTCCAGGGTGTTGCCAACAGCGGCCCCGGCAACACCGGCGTCTCGGGCATGGCCGACGGGGCCACGGGCGTCGGTGTCTTCGGGCGATCGGACCTGTACCGGGGTGTCGAGGGGCTCGCCAACGGCGTCGGTGCTGATGGCGTGTATGGCCGCATCGGCGCCATCGGCGCGACGGGCGCGGGCGTCGTCGGCGATGGCAACGGCCAGACTGGCGCGGCCGGCGGGCGCTTCCTCAACGGCACCGGTCGCGCCAACCGAGCGGTGGACATCACCACCGGGCACCTGCGCCTCTCGTCGGGGAACGCGGCGAACACCGAGGGGTTCAGCAACAGCCTCGTCGCCAACAACATCGTGAAGGCCTACGGCGTTATTCAGTGGAACGCCGGTGCGCCCGCCATCGTGGCAGCGCGATGTTTCAACGTGTCGAGTTGTTCGAGCCCTGCTGCCGGTCAGATCGACATCACGCTTGCACAGGCGCTCACCGGATATGCGGTTGTCGTCGGAACCTTGGGTGGAGGTCCATGGGTCATGCGAGTGGTGTTCGATTCTGGGGCTTCTCCCTATCGCGTTTTGATTCAGGACGGCGGCGGTGCGACTGTCAACTTCAACACCACCACCGGCGAGCTGCGGTTCATCATCATCGGGACGCAGTGACATGAGCGACGCGCGGTTGGACGCCCTTGAGGCACGAGTCAGGCGGCTGGAGGAGCGCATGGAGACGCACGGCCCCACGCTGGAGCAGCACGGGGAGCGTCTCACCGACCACGACAGGCAGCTCGCCGACCTGCGCGAGGTGCAGCGCGAGACGTCGCGCCTTCTCGCGACGCTCGCTCACCAGGTGTCGCGCCTGTCGGACATCGCCACCACGCAGGGGCTGTCGCTCGAGCGCATCGAGCGGCACACGAAGCGCGTGCTGGAGATTCTCGAGCCACGAAGCGTCATCGTCGAGGGCGGCCATGGCTGAGGTGTCCGACCTGCTTCCGCTCGCGATGGGGCCTGGAGCGGTGGCCCTGTGGGAGTTCGGGAAGTGGCTCGTCCTGGGACGCCTCAGCAAGGCAGAGAGGGCCGTCGACGACGCCGAGAAGGCCGAGAAGAACAAGCTGGACTCGGTGCTGGCCATCGTCACGAAGATGGAGAAGGAGCTTGGCGTGATGACGGAGAAGTTGCTGACGCAGACTGGGTCCATCTCCGAGGTGAAGGCGCGCATCGACGGCATCAGCAAGAACCACGGAGAGCGGCTGGCCGTCATCGAGAAGGACGTGGTGGAGCTGCGCACGCTGCTGCGTCGTCGGAAGTGAGGCCGAATCCACGCGCACCCGCGCGCGCGTAGATGCGGGCCCTCGGAGAGCGCCGGTAGGGTGCCCACCATGGAGCTCGCCCTCAAGCGTCGTTGGCTCACCCCGCGGTCGACCATCGGCGAGCTGTTCGTCGATGGGAAGTTCGAGTGCTTCGTCCTCGAGGACAGGTACCGACCTCCACCGGAGCCGAAGGTGTTCGGGCAGACGGCCATCCCCTGCGGGCGCTTTGAGGTGCGCATCACGCCGAGCCCGCGCTTCAAGCGCGACCTGCCCCTGGTGATGAACGTGCCTGGCTTCGAGGGCATTCGGATTCACCCGGGGAACCACGCCGACCACACCGAGGGGTGTCTCCTGCCGGGGCGCCGCCGCACCGTCGACCAGGTGCACGAGTCGAAGCTGGCCTTCGACGACCTCTTCGAGAAGCTGAAGAACGCGGGCAAGGGCCCGCACCACATCACCATCACGATTGACCCAGCTCCGTGACGCCCGAGGCCCGCCAGCGCGTCGTCATGGCCGTTGCCCTCGTGGGCACGGCTGCGGCTGCGTTCTCGGCGGGGCGCTTCACCGCGCCGGTGAAGACGGACGTGCGCGAGGTCGAGAAGGTGGTGTGGAAGGACCGCATCGTCGAGAAGGTCGTCACCCGGCGCGCGAAGGCTGAAGAGCGCGTGGTGTACGTCGACCGCGTCGTCAGCCCCGAGGGCGAGGTGCGCGAGAAGCGCCTCACCACGACGAAGGCCGACACGCGCGAGCTCGTCGATCTCGGGAAGACGTCGGAATCCAACGGCAGCACCGAGAAGAGCGCCTCGAGCACCACCACCCTCCGGCCTGACTGGCGGGTGGGCGTGCTTGTCGGGGCGTCGCTGCGGGAGCCGCTCGTCCCCCTGGCCGGGCCCCTCGTGCTGGGTGCTTCGCTCGAGCGGCGCATCGTGGGCGGCGTCTCGGCGGGCGCGTGGGTCAACACCGTGGGCGCGGCCGGCGCCTCCGTCTCCCTGGAGTGGTGAATGACGACACCTCGCAGCGGCTGGGCCTCGACGAAGCTCCACCTCGCGTGCATCGCCATCGCGGTGCTCACCTTCGTCTTCGTCTTCGTCGTGCACGTCGCCGGGACGGCGGCGGGCTTCGGGGAATACTGCATCGCCATCGTCACCGTCGTGGCGTCGGCGCACGGCAGCCGCGTCGCGGAGTCTTTTGCAGCTCGGCGCCCCAACCTCCCACCATCGGAGAAGTGACATGGCCCTGAAGTTCCCCACGGCGTTTCGCAACACGCGCGGCGACACCATCTCGACGCGCGCGGGCAGCGGTGCGTTGTTGCGCATCTACTCGGGCACGCGACCGGCCAACGCTGACACGGCACCCTCGGGCACGCTGCTAGCGGAGCTCGTCTGTGGCTCGCCCTTCGCGCCTGCTACGGCGAGCGGCGTGGTGACGGCCAACGCCATCACACAGGACTCGTCGGCCGACGCGTCTGGCACGGCCACCTGGTTCCGCCTCGTCAACTCGGCGGGCACCACCACCGTCACCGACGGGGATGTGACGGCCACCGGCGGCGGTGGCGACCTGCAGCTCGTCACCACCTCCATCACCGCCGGGCAACCGGTGCAGGTGACGTCCTTCGTCGTCACCGAGGGAGGCGCGTAACCCATGGCCGACAACGTCACGGCGAACCCCGGCTCCGGCGGAGCTGTCCTGGCGACCGATGAGATTGGTGGCGTCCACTACCCGAGGTCCAAGGTGGTGCATGGGGCCGACGGTTCGGCAACCGACGCGAGCGATGCCAACCCGCTGCCTGTCGTGACGCTGCATCAGCCCGCTGGTTTCTGGCCGGGCTACTCGGGGCCAGACTCTGTCGTCCCCGACAGAGCGCGCATCGACCCCGACCACGCCCTTGTGACTCGGAGCGCAGTCCTCACCGACGAAGGCACCTTCCGCTGCAACTTCGCCAACACCTCGCTCGCCGTGTCCCTTGGCGCCGTCACCGTCTCGAGCGACGTCGTCACCGGCACGGGGTTCCTCTCGGCCGAGGTGCACAAGGGGGACTATTTCAAGGTTGCGTCAGACGCAGAGACGGCCTGGGTGCAGGTCGACAGCATCGACAGCAACACGCGGCTGACGCTCGTGGCTCCCTACGTCGGCAGCGCCTCTGGAACCGGAGAGCGGAGCCTCGTGCAGCCCTTCACGGGCTCGGGCGGGTTAATCTCCGTGGCCTCTGGCCAGATGACCGTCGGCAGCGGAACAACCATCGCCTCCAACACCGGCGTGCGCCGCTTCGTCGACTTCGCCCCATTGGTGTTCCGCGGCCGCGCCTCGGTGTCGCAGCGAATCGCGAACCAGACAGTCTTCGTCGGCTTCGAGGAGGACGCCGCAGCCCCGCGCTTCTTCGCGCGCTTCGCGCTCGACGGCACCGTGAACACCGTCGTGCGATGCGAGACAGGCCGCAACCCAACGGGCGCGCCGGCCGCCTCTGAGCAGGAGCAGACGACCATCACGCTGCCGAATGGCGCGACGACCGCAGCGATGCGCGAATACCGCGTCGAGCTCCTGACGGAGTTCGTGCGCTTCTTCGTCGACGGCATCCTCGTCGCGTCTCACTCCAGAGTGCTTCCTCAGCAGCACGACGAGATGACGGCGACGGCTGAGGTTCTGAACGGAGCCTCGGCGCCGACCTCGAGCACAAGCCTCGTCGTCGACTTCCTCACCGTCAAGAACCACAACAAACTTGAGGTGGGGCTCCTCAGCGAGGCTGACCAGGTCGTCGCCGCGCAGCCGACGATGCAGGCGTTCAACTTCAACCAGGCCGGCGTCATCGCCATCAACACCGACCTGCTCGTCATCGACTGCGCGCAGCTGCGTGCGCTGTCGATTCACACCGTCTCGCTCGGAACCACCGGCGTCATCACGGCGGCGTGGAGCAACGACGGCGTCAACTACTTCACGGCGACGATGCTCGACCCTGCCGGCGCGCCCGGCACTGCCACCACCGGCACCCTTCGCTGGGTCAACGTCATCGCGCGCTTCTTCCGTCTGCGCCTCACGACGGCGACGACGGCCGGCACGACGACGCTGGCGGTGTTCGGCAGCCAGTTTGCCAACCCGCCCATCATCACCACCCAGCCGGTTTCGGGCACCGTCACCGTGGGCACGCTGCCGGCGACGCCCGCGGGCACCAACACCATCGGCGGCGTGCGTCTCGTCCAGGATGCGGGCCAGGGCGCCTCGACGACGCATCACCTCATCGCGGCGGCGGGCACCAACGCGACGTCGGTGAAGACGTCGGCCGGCAACATCAACACCATCGTGCTGTCGAACGCTTCAGCGGCGGCCCGCTACTTTAAGCTGTGCAACCTCGCGACGGCGCCGACGCCGGGCACGACGACGCCCGTCATGACGGCGCTGGTGCCTGCGGGGCAGACGGTGACGGTGAACTGCGGCCCGTTCGGCATTCGCTGCAGCACGGGCATCGCGTACCACCTCACCACCGGCATCGCGGTGGCGGACACGGGCGCGCTCGGCGCGGCGGACATGTCGGTCGCAATCTTCTACACGTGAGGTCCCGATGCTCGTCACCATCAAGCCCAGCGCTCTGCAGCACGACGAAGTGGTGTCGCTCGCCACCGGCCCGGGAGAGGTGCGCGCCGAAGAGCTGCGCGACGGCGTGGCCTGGCTGGTGGTGGAGTTCCCCGGCTACGGCACGGTGATTCTGCCGGCGGCCGAGTTCGACGAGGCGTGACGTGTCGGCGCTGACGTACTGGCTGCAACTCGAGCTGTTCGGCACGGGCGGCGGGGGCGGCGGCACCACCGGCACCGTCAACGCCACCACGTCGACGCCAACCCTGGCCGCGTCGGGCACCCCCGTTGTCACCGGGCAGGGCAGCGCCTCGACGACCATCCCGACGATGGCGGCCAGCGGGAGGCCCGTCGTCACGGGCGCTGTGGTGGCCGCTACGCCCATTCCAGCGCTATCGGCGGCCGGGAGGCCTGTTGTGGTGGGGGCGGTGGCCGTCGTCGCGCCTGCGCCCGTCCTGACGGCCTCTGGCACTCCCGTCGTGGTGGGGCAGGTGGCGGCCGTCACCCCGGTACCCACGCTGCAGGCCGCTGGCAGCGCAGGCGCCCAACTTCGCGTGCGGGTGGTGACGCGGCTCGAGAACGCAGCGCCCTCTCGGGCCGTCGTCGCCGGCGGCAACACCGGGGTCGAGCTGCCCGCGCGCGCTACATCACTCGTCCTGGAGGAAACCGATGGCTGACTTCACTCTGAAGCAGGGCGACTTGGGGCCGAGCCTCTTCGCGCAGCTGCTCGAGCCCGACCCGGACAACCCGGGCCAGCGGCGGCCCATCAACCTCACCGGGCGGCAGGTGCAGTTCCGCATGCGCCTGAAGGGCAGCGCGGGCGCGCTGAAGGTGGACAGGGCTGCAGTGGTGACGGACGCAGTCACGGGCCGCGTGCGCGTCGACTGGGCGGGCACCGACACTGACACGGTGGGCCTCTTCGTCGCCGAGCTGCGCGTCGGCACGCCTCAGCAGACGGTGCCCAACGACACGCACCTCGTGGTGTCCGTCATCGCCCCGGTGTGAACCACACCTCGCGCGCGGGCGCGTCCACGAGGCGAATCTGCTGAAGGCGGCAGACGGGCTCCTCGCTTCGGCCGTCCTGGGCGAGACACTCGGCGACGTCGGCGACCGGCTTCGAGGTGCATGCCACCGGCTTCAGCTTCCACGCCTTGAAGGCGTCGTCGGCGTGCCGCTGGCACTTCCGGCCGGCCACCACCTGCTCCTGCGCGCGGTACAGGGCCAGCTTGTTGACGACGCCAGCCACCTTCGCCTTCTCCTTCTCGTGCGCGATGGCGTCGTTGCCCTCGTCCACGAGGGGCTGACAGATGTTGCACCGGTACCAACTCCAGAAGGCCACCGACGTCTTCGGGTCGGCGTCGGCCTTCGCTACCGCCTCGTGCATCGACTCGGGCAGGGCCTCAAGCTCGGACTCGAGCGTCTGGCCGAACGCGGTGGTGGCGATGAGCAGGGCAAGGAGGCGCATGGCAATGATTGCACCTCAACCCGCACCGCCGGGGAACTGCGCAGGCGTTCACGTCGTCGGCCAGCGCTCCGACAGCACCGCCACTTCGTGAGGGTACGGCGCTCTCGGCGGAAGGCGATTGACGGTCAGCCACAGCCCTCGCATCGGCAACCAGGCCTCGACGACGTTCTCGTAGGTGACAACGGGCCAGACGACGAATCGGTCGCCGAATCGGTGCACGAAGTCGCCCCCCATCGTAGTCTTCGGCCGCGCTCCGAGCGCCTTCGTCAGGTCGTCGAGCAGCTGGCCGCGCATGAGCAAGAAGTGCGTTTTAGCCTGCGCCCTCGCTTCGCCTTCGCCGAGCGCCTCAAGCTGCGCCTCGTCGAGAAACAGCGTCAGCTGCGCCGCGCGAACCGCATCGACGGGCATCCCGTGCTCAAGCGCGTAGTCGATGGCCACATCGTCGATCGTCGAGCTCACGGCCTCGCCTCCAGCCGCTTCCACTTCCGCCGCGGGCACCCGGCCTCGCGCCACTCGTCGAGCGCCACCAGCACGGCCGACGCTGGCACGTCGAGCCACACGGCGTCACCGAGGCGGTGCAGGTGCTCGATGCGCCCCTTGCGCTTGCCGCGCAGTCCGGGCAGCGCGCCCGTCGCGCGGTTGGACGGGTACGCCACCACGTCGCCGCCGTGCCGGTGAGCGGCGTAGCGCCAAGCCGCGGTGAAGGCGAAGACGAGGCGGTCGCCACCGAACGCCTCTTTGCGGGCCTTGCGCGTCTGCACCTCGGACGCACGCGCGGCCTTCCGAGCCTCGTCCTTGAGTCGGTCGGCCTCGTCCCAGGCGGCGCCGCTCGCGCGAAACTCGACGCGCTCGTCCGAGGCCACGCGGCCGAACTCTGAGGTGGGGCCTGACGCGATGACCTCGTCGCCCAACAGGAGAACGAACGGCATCACGGCAGCACCGGAACGCGCGGTCCGCGCGGTGGAGGTCGAACGCCGGCCCGGCGCAGCGCCTGTCGGGCGGTCACCGCCGCGGCCCGGAGCTGGCCCAGCGCCCACTGCGCCTCGCGCCTGGCCTGCTCAAGGTCGAGGTTCCGTGCTGCCTCGAGGCGCGCGACGACCTCGGGCGGGAGCTCGTCGGGCACGGCGTAAAGGAGGTCGAGTCGGCCATCCACGTAGCCCAGGACGCGGTTCAGCAGGTGGCGCAGCTTCCGGTTCTGCTGCTCGACGTGCTCCCGCCTGTCGTGAGCGTCCTTGGCCTGGGACTTCGCGAGCTCGACCTCGTTCCTATGCATGTCGGCCGCGAGGCGGGTAGCCCACTCGGTGAGCCGCTTCTGGTCACTCTCCGAGGCCTTCCGCAGGATGGCCGCGAGCATCAGGCGGTCAAGGGGCTGCACGTCCTGGCGCTTCGATGCGTCGCGGTGCGTGCGCCAGCGCTTCCCGTCCCACTCGATGAGTCCCCACGCCGGCGGCACCTCGGCCACGTCGAGCACCTTCGGCGTCACCGCCAGCCACCAGCGGTCGCAGAAGCGGGCAATCTCCTCGGCCTTCTCCGGGTCGCCCTTCTCGCGGAGCCAGTCGCCCCGGCTCACCTTCACCTCGATGCCGTGCAGCTCGAGCCCGCGCGAGGGCCACGTCGAGAACGCCAGTCCGTCAGCCGTCCTGGTGGTGCGGCGCGAGAACCCGGTGCCGTTCCGCACCTCCTCGAAGTACGCCCATTCGGGGTGGGCGAAGCGCTTCCGCAGCGCGTCGAAGATGCTGCTCACAGGGCCCCCATCAGCAGCTTGCGCACGGCGAGAGCCTCGTCGCGCTCGGCCTCGGCACGTTCGGCGCGCGCCAGCCAAGCCGTGACGCATGCGACGTGGTGGTGTCGTACCCTGCCGGGTTGGTCGGCTCGTGCGAGCATCACAGGCCACCGTCCGGGATTCCCCGCGCGTGACTCGGTCGTCTCGCCGCACTCGACACAGGGCCCGTCGTCGACGCGACCCAGCAAAGCCTCGGCCTTCTCGGCGCGCTCATGCGCAGCGTCGCGCTCGTCCGCCAGTGGCGTGGCGGTGAGGGGCGTGGCGCGAACAAGAGCCCCGGCACGCCTGCCGACGGTCGTGGTGTCCTCCACAGCTTGCGCGCACGACTCGCGCATCTCCTCCCTCTCCCGCGCCACCGCCTCGGCCGTGCGGGCGGGTTCGGCGTCGATGTGCGAACATTCCGCGCACGACGTCAGCGGAACGCGGTGCTTACACCAGCCGTTGTAGACGTCATCACTCATGGCTCACCTCGGGACTGCGAGAAACGCCCCGGCCTCGAATCGAACGAGGCACTCCCTCACGCGTCCGTGATGTCGCTCACCAAGAGCTTCCAGGGCAGAACCAGCGCCGCTCGGCCAGGAGACGGAGACGAGCGACGCCGGCGAGACGCTGCAGCGCCTCACATCGGAACGTCGGGCTCAGCCTCGCCTGACGGCAACTCGGGCGCCTTCGGGAGCGGCGGCTTCTTCTTGTAGAGCCTCACCGTCGTCGACTCGACGGCGTAGGCGCCGCCGGCCTCACGGATGGCCTTCAGGAGCTTCGTGACGTAGCCCTTCTGCGTCTCGCCAGACGGCAGCCGCTTCTTCACCGCCTCGGCGATGCTGGCCTTCGTGGCCACCAGCTTCCTTTCCTCGACGACGGCCAGCTCTGCGACGTCGGGCGCGACGTTGCGCAGCACCTCGTTCGCGATGGTGGCGTTGACGAGCTCGACGACGCGCTGGGCGGGCCCGTAGGTGTGCAGGTCGTCGACGTCGATGGGCTTCGCTCGCGCCATCTCCTCGAGGTGGGCCTCCAACTTCTCGTGAAGCACACCGATGGCCCTCACCCACCGGAAGAAGTCGGGGCGGCGTTCCTCGGGCACCTCGAGCGGCAGCGCGGACTCTCCCAGGGCGGCGCGCGTCACCTCGCGGGCCAGGTTGGCCTGGGCAGGGCACCGAAAGAAGGCGTCGCACCGCTTGCAGTGCGGCCCGATGACCGGCTGCACCGTCTCGGGCGCCATCTCCCACTGCACCTCAGCGAGACGCACACCGGTGATGATGCGCTCGACGCGCTCTCGCACCAGCGTGTTGAGGCCCAGCACGTCGAAGCGGTGGCTTGAGTAGTAGGGCACGCCGTCGCGGAGGCGAATCCACCCCACGGTGGCGGCCTGCCGGTTGTACGCGCGGCACGCGGCCAGGGCGAGGAAAAGGAGCTGCGGCGCGTCCCCGGGCGCCTCGAGCTGCGCGAGGCCCGTCTTCACGTCCAGCACCACCACCTCGTCGGGCGTGATGCCCACGACGTCAGCGGTGCCAGGCACCTCGCACGCCCTGTCGAGGCTTGAGTAGTCGCGAGAGCCGCCGCGGTGCAACTCGCGCGCGGTGTCCGTGTCGACGTTGTACGCGAAGGCCACCTCGACGGCCCACGCGTCTGGCGTCGAGTGCGGCAACGAGGAGAGGTCGACCGTCGAGGCCTCGGCCCTGTACTCTTCGGGCACGGCCTTCAGCGCCTCGGCGTAGCCTCGCATGGCGACGTCGCAGAGGAACTGGTGCAGCACCTTCCCGCGCTCGCGGTACGGGTAGGGGTGGACGTCGACGACGCCGGGCAGCACCAGCGAGAGGCCGCACTTCTCGGCCTGCTCGAGCTTCGACGCAGAGAGCCGCTTCACTTCGCACCTCCGAGTTCCTTCGAGCGGGCTTGGTACTGCGGCATGACGAGCTGGCGCTGCTCTACCGTCAGCCTGAGCATTCGGCTCCCGAGGAGCGCGATGTCCTTCCCCGTCTTCGCCTCGGCGATGAGCCGCTGCACCTCGGCCACCTCGTCGACGCCCTTCGCCGGGTCGATGGCCGGCGCCTGGGGAGGCGTGGGCGCGGGCTTGGGCGCCTCGGGCACCGGAGCGCTCGACGCGCTCGACGCGGTCGACGCGGTCGACGCGGTCGGCGTCGGAGCGACCGGAGCCGTCGTCGGCTCGGCGCGCTCGGCCATCACGGAGCGCCACGTCGTCTCGCCGTCGCGGATGGCCGCGTAGACGTCGCGCAGCTCGACGAGCTCGGCCGGCTGGCAGAAGTCGAGGCCGTGCCCGAGATACTCGACGAGTTGCTCGGGCGCCACGCCCACTGACGCGAAGCCGTCCACCAGGCGCTTCCGCTCGCCGGCCGGGTCGGCGCGGACCGCCTTCGTGCGCACCTCGTCGACTCGCCGCATGGCCTCCTCGATGAGGTCGCCCGGGATGACCCGCAGGCCCGCGGTGCGAATGGCCTTCGACACGGCCGCCGCCTCCTTGTTCGCCAGCTCGTCCTCGGTGGCCGCCACGAGGTACGACTTCCGGCCGCTGCTGTTGAGGCGCTCGGAGAGCACCGTGCGGCCGTTTGCGTTCGACCGCTCCACCGTCTTCTCGATGGTGATTTGCCGGGGCCACGAGACGTTTGTCTCGAGGTCGGTCACCATCACCTGGAGCCGCCGCGTGCGCGCGTCCTCGGCCACCAGCGTCGTCGACGCGATGACGTTCCCCATGCACCGGAGCGCCGCCTCGACGAAGCGAATCGAGGGCCCCACCACCTTCTCACCGCCGCCCACCGGCTTCGCGTACTTCGCGACGTCGGCAAACCCGGGGCGGTCGCACTCGCGCAGCAGCGCGACCCGCACGCCGTCGAGGTTGCGAGGGTTGCGCTGCGCGATGGCCCACCGCGCCTTCACCTCGGCCTCGGCCTGCGCGCTGAGGGCCTGCGCCTGCACCTCGGTGGACTGCACCATCTCCTGGCCGCCAAAGGCGTCCTGCCGGGCCAGCGCCCCGGCTGCGATTCCGTTTCCGTTCATGAGCTTCTCCTTCGAGGGTTGAGGGCCAGGGCGCCGGGCTGCACTCGGCAGCAGCGACGGCACCAGAAAGCGATGCACCACTCAGCGCGCACGCCCGCCTCGGGGCGGTGGCCGAGGAGCCAGCACAGAGCGCGCTTCAAAAGGGAGGGTTCCATGGAGCCTCCATCGACTCGCAGAACTTCCGCTCGCGCTCCACGCGCGTCATCTGCTCCACCAGTTGCAGGGCCGCGGCGCGCGCCCGCCCATTCGCCAGCCTGACGGCCGTCGCCGTCGCCCAATTCCGGGCCTCGTCGTCGTCGGCGAACGTCTGCTGGGCTTCGGCGTACGAGGAGCCGGTCGCGTTGCGGTCGCCGGAGAACATCACCGTCACCTCGGCGGCCCACTCGGTGCGGTCGCGGTGGCCGAGAGCGCCGTCGGGCTGGCACCGGTCCCAGGTGAGACGCGGCGTCACCCGCAGCAGCGCCGGAAAGCCGATGACGCCCTCGTCGGCGAGCAGCAGGCGCTCGAAGCGCCAGCCGTCGATGCGGTGCCACTGCTGCGCGCCGGCTCGCGAGGCCTGCCGCTCAAGAGCCTCTCGGAAGGCCGTCACGAGCGCACCTCGGGATAGCGAGCCGCCACCGCTTGCTCAGCGACGCGCCGCTCGAGCCTCACCACCCGCAGCGCCACGTCGAGAGAGTGTGCGAGGTCGCGGTGTCTCACCTCGTCAGCGCTCAGCTCCTCCAGCCGCTCGATGAGCTGGTCGAGCAGCCTCGACTTCGCCACGGCGAGGTCGTGGTCCCGCTTCAGTCGTTCCGTCATGGATGTCTCCTTGGTGCTGCTGCTGCGCGTTCCCGGGCAACGCCTTCGCGATGCCGCCCGCCGCCACCTGCACGCCCGCCCGGCCCTCAGTGCTGCGAGGGTGAAAGGAGATATAGAACCAAAACGGTTTCACGTCAAGAACCAAATTGGTTTGACGAGTGAAACCGAAC